CCTCTGATCTGAGTGAGGCCCCGCATCTCGGTCCCGATGCAAAACGCGTCCACTCCACCCGCAGCGGCACACAGCGCCGCGTAATGGAGGATAAAACGCGACATCGACCATTCTTCCGGCCCGGTATAGTTGACCTTGCCCTGTGAGACGGTGAAATCAGCCGCCGTCACCGTGCCAAAGAATGCTGCAACCTCGCTCTCCGCCTGCGCGGTCCTGTCGGAACTGCCGCTTTGCCCAGGCGCCTTGGCCAGAGTGATACGGCCCCGCCACGGCAATTTCGGTTGGCTTAACCGATCGCTATAGGGGTCCGGCAACGTATTGCCATCCGTCTGATCCATCAGAATGAAGGGATAGAACATCACCGCCTTGCCCGCAGTGTTCATGGCCTGAATGGCTTCGATCACGGAGGCATCGGCTGGCGTTCCGCCATAGACCGGACGCCAGGCATCCTGTGCAATCACCTCGGCGGCACCCCGCCCGAGCGTTGATACACGCCACGGCATGTTCTCGCCGTCAATGCTGTTGCTTTCAACCTTTGGCCGCACCGTGCAAGACCCGCAGCGCAGGTCATCCCCGAACCAGGAAACCACCAGCGACACCGCCTCAAGCGCCGGCATCTCGACCGTCATTGTCTCAAGCGATGTGCTGAAATCCGTCTTGCCGGAAGGTGTATGTTCATTCGCGCTCCAGCGTCCGCCCGCACCATCTGCGTAATGCACAGGCGTGGTCGCAAGCGCATATTCACCCGTCCCGGGGATCAGGGCGACCCCCCGCACGGTTTGGGAGACGCTGATGTCCCCTTCGGGCGAGTCCGCCATTTCTGGGCGCGTCACCTCAAACGAGAACTGCGGCACGCGGTTGCCGAACTGCGCCAGCGGCAAGGCATCCATCACCACATAGGCCGTGCCGCGATAGGCAGGAACGCGGTCAGCGCCCTCGATCGCGGCAATGGTCGGGTCCGGCAACTGGTCAGGGCTGCCGCGATAAACGCTCATGTTCAGATCGTCCGCCGCCACTTCCTCGCCATCGGCCCAGACGCGGCTGACGCCGGTGATCTCTCCCTCGCACAGTGCGATGGCAAGGCTCACGGCATAGCTGTAGTCCGTGGTCTGGGGCTTTGCGGGCGCACCCTTGCCGCCGCCACCCCCGCTGACAGTCGCCGTCTCAAGAAAGTCCGACGCCCAGATCACCTGCCCCCCGAGCCGCATGCGCCCGTAAAGCTGCGTGATCGCAGCGCCTTCGCCCGCGTTGGTCAGCCGGAAGCGGTCAATCTTGCCGGTCTCGACGGCCTGTGCGCCGTCCCCCAGCAGCCGTTGGTCAATCGCCCGCCCCAGCGTCGCGCCAACGGCACGGCCAACAGCGACCGAAGACAAACCAGCAAGCGTGCCCCCGACCGATCCACCAAGGGCAGCACCCGCCGCAGAAAGAAGTATTGTCGCCATCAGAAAGCCTCCGTCGGGAATTCAAAACGCGCCACCACGCGACGCCGCCAAGGGTCGCTCAAGGGGCTCTCGCTCACCCCATGCCCGCTATAGGAATGGACGAAACTCCCCGCTGTGCCGGTTTGCACAAGAATACCCAGATGCTTTGCCACAGCGCCCGACCGCATACGAAACAGCAACACATCGCCAGATTCCTCATTCTCCAAAGGTTTTGCACGCAGATGCAGCAGTGCAGCCCGCCAAAGCCGCTCGTCCCCTTGGGGTTCGGACCAATCCATCGAATAGGCGGGAATCACCGCAGGCTCCGTGCCGATCACCTCTCGCCAGACCCCGCGCAACAGGCCCAAGCAATCGCAGCCCGCCGCTTTGACGGACATCTGGTGCACATAGGGCGTGCCGATCCAGTCCCGTGCGGCGGTCACGATCGCTGTCGTAAAAGCCGTCATCGCAGCGATCCCCCGCCATTAAGTCCCGAAGACTTTGGCACCGCCATCATCCAATCCTCATTCGGCAGGTCGGGAAAGCCCTGAAAGTTCAGCAGGTTGTTGAACTTGAGCCTACAAGTCTCCATCCGCTTGTCGCACCCCGCCGTCAGCCGCACCAAGTGGCCCTCGGTCAACGCACCCCGGAGCGGTTCCCAAAGCGTGATCTCGCGCAGACCATCCACCACACTGTCCTGCTTGATCAAGCCCCACAGACCTTGGGCCGGTCCCTCCAGCACATCCAGTCGACCGCGCGTGAACCAGCCGTCATCATACCCCGGCAACTCAAGCCACCTGAAAACGCGACCCTCCTCCTGCTCGTCCACCGCCACAGTCTCACCATATCCAGCGCGCGTCAGATCGAACTGGCACCGCGCATCCCCCAGCACCGCCGTGCATGGCTTTTGGTAGATACGGCCCACCGGGCGGTTCAAAGCCTCGGCCAGCGCGCGCATTTCGGCCCGGAACGCGCCCCCTGCGCGCCGGATCTCGCCGATGGTGCCACGGAACAGCAGCTTGCGCTGCGCCACGTCCGCCCAGTTGACCCGCCAGCAAAACACCTCCGCGCCATCAAAGCGGCCCTGTTCGATCTCGTCTTCCCGGATCGCCGCATGGCTCAGCGCGCCAACGGCTTCGGTGTTGTCAACGGAAAGCCCTGTGGATTGCGCCACTGCACGCGCACTCAACCCGCTGTCGGCCCTGAACCTATGCCCTTCGAACGAAAGTACCGCATCGTGATCGGTAAAGCTGAACACCTTGCCATCGGTGCGCACAATCGCCCAGGCGTGGCACAGCGTTGTCAATCCGGTCTTCACATGCGCCGCAAGCGCTGCATCCATCCCGGCCATCATACCCGCACCTCGATCACCGGCACATTCGGCACCTGACCGGCCTGAAAGCTGGCCACGCTTACCAGAATCCTGTCGGTATCAAAGCGCACTGGCACGTCAAATTCGAACCCCGCGGACACCACCAGCCCGCTGTCAGGGGCGCTGGTAAACGCAATCACCCCGGTCGCGAGATCAACGTGATAATCGATCCCCTCCTGCAAAGCGTCCTGCGCCACCCCGACGCGCACCGTACCCGCAACAGGCTTCGCAATCGGTCGGTCATATCTGTGCCCCCCCCGACGCATAGGTCTTGATCAGTTGAAACGCGGTCCGCGACCCGTCGCCAAAGCCACTGATCTGGTCATCGAAAGCAACCCCCAAGGTCGCGCGACAGGATTTGAAATCGGCCCAGTCCTTCCAGCGAAACCCGTACATCTGGCCCAACCGCGCCTCGAAGAACGCCGTCAGCGCCTGCACATCATCCATCGACCGCATCCCCAACCCCGCATCATAGACCCTGCGCGAATGGGCCCAGGGCGTGTTGCGCTCCTCAAAACCATTGGCCAGCGTGACCACGTCGGTGCGGCGCTGCGGCCCCCCGACGGAGCCAAAGCTCAAGGAGGGTGGAAACCTGACGTCATGGAAATTCATCTTCGCGATCCTTTATCGGTTACGGGTGCCGCTGCTTAACGCCCGCGACAACTGGGCTGCGATCTGGCTTTGACTGCGCTCGAACCCCTGCACATCAGGGGTCGAGATATTCATGACCACACTGATCCCGCCGCCACCGCCCCGAACGCCGAGTTTGCCGTCAGGTCCACGCGCCAATGGCATGATCGCTTCAGGCCCCGCCTCGCCCATGACGCCCATGCCGCCGCGCATCCCGAAGCCCGTCGCCGTACTGACGATCCCGCCTTGGGCAAATGGCATCACTTTGCCTTGCGAAAACGGTGCCCCGTTGGCGAAGGGCAGTATCCCCTGCACCAGCGACCCCACGCCCTGACTGATCAGTCCGCCAACATGATCCGTCACCGGCTTCAGCGCGGCACTATAGGTCGTGTTCACCATCGACTGCGCGACACGCGACAAGGCATCCGACAGCTTGACCCCGTCAAAGACAACGCCGTCAAACGCGCGGCGCAAGCCACGGCTCAGGCCTTTTTCCAGCGTGGCGACGTCCTTGCCGGTGCCGGCCAACGCCGTCCGCATCCGCCGCAATTCACTGTCGAACCCCGCGACAAGCCCACGGGTCTCGGACAGGGTGTCGTTCAGGCGTTCCGCGCCGGTGCCGAGATCTTCGAATGTGTCATCCGTCATCAGGTGTTCCTTTCCGAACGATCCGGGTAAAGATCCATCAGCGCCGCGAGCCCATCGCTCAACAACGGTGTCTGACTGCTGGACGTCCCCAGCATCAGTTGCAATTCAGCAGGTGTCAGGGCCCAAAAACGATCGGGCGTCAGCCGCAACCCCTGCAACCCGGCCCGCATCAGGGCGGGCCAGTCCAGACCACGCGGCCCGCTCATGAAGGCACCACAAAGGCCCGTGCCAACAACTCCGCCGCGGCCTTTGCCGCAGCCATCGGCCCGCCCTCGATCACCGCAGCCCCAAGATCGGCCTCGGTCATGCGCAAGCCCCCCGCATGCAATGCGGCCGCCAACAGACACAAGACATCGCGGCTGCGAAACCGGCTGCTCTCAAACCGCTGAACCAATGCCAGCAAAGACGGCTCGTCCAGCGTGTTCTCCAGTTCGGCCAAGGCCCCAAGTGTCAGACGCGCAACATGCCGCTGCCCGTTGATGATCACGACGACGTCACCCCTCAATGGATTTGCCATCGCTTACACCCCGCCTTCAGCCAGATCGCTGACATCAGGCGTAAACACCAGTTGCCCCGCCGATTGCAGGCTCAGCTCATAGGTGGCCTCGCCGTTCAATGATCCGCCGTATTCGATCGACGACACCTGGAACGGGCCCTCGATGATGCCGAAGCTCGGGATGATGATCTGGAAATCAGGCGTCAGCCCGTCAAAGAAAAGCTGTCGCGCCCGCTCGTCCGTGCCAGCGTCACGAAACACGCCAGACCCGCTGATTGCCGCAGACCGCACACCTGCACCTGCCAGCAACTCCCGCCAGCCACCTTCACTGTCTAGCGACGTAACTTCGACAGGTTCGGCGTTAAAGCTGACGCGCGTGGCGCGCAGCCCTGCGATCGTTTCAAACTGACCGTCACTGGTCATGTCCACTTTGACCAAAAGGTCTTTACCTGCTTGAACAGCCATATCTCGTCTCCTGGGTTAATCCGATAAAGTGCCGCGCTCAGCCGTCCTGCACGCGTGCGCGAAACTGCATGTCGATCTGACGCGCCTGTGCCGACAAAACGACCCTTGCCGAGGCCCGCTCGAAGCGCAGACTGATCAAGCGTCCCCGGCTCAGTGTCAGCTCAGCGTCCTGCAAGCGGTCGCAAATCAGGCTGGCCACCGTCTTGGCATCCGCAAACCCCGCGTCCTTGCCAACGACCGAAAGGGTGAAACGGTGCTCGGCCCCCGCGCCCGTCCCATCAGAGGCATCCCGCACGGTTTCCGCGCCAAGCTGAACATATAGCGGCGGCATATCTCCTGCAGGCAGCGCATCGAAAACCGCGCTGCCGACCAATGCCGACAGGTCCGGATCGGTGGTCAACGCCGCATACACCGCCTGCTGCAACGCTACCGACTGGGCAAAGCTCATATCGCGGTCTCCTCTTGCACGAGGCAGGTCAGATACTGCCCCTGAGGGTCGCGCTCCGTCACAGACCGGATGGACAAGACCCGCGCACCGTCGCGAAACCGTTGATCCGCAACGGGCCTGTCAGGCGCACCGTAAGGGGCCGCACGCACCGTCACGACAAGGCTCGTCCGGCTGACCGGCACGCCAAGCGATGCGGCCTCCCGTCCACCGCGC